TATGCTGACCTCACAGAAGCAGATGTTATTGCTTGGGTACAGGCTGACTTAGACACTGAGACTCTTGAGGCTTCACTAGACGCTAACCTTTCGGAACAAGCCAGTCCTTCTGTGACTGTTGGAGTGCCTTGGTAATGCTTGCTGAACTAGCTATTGCTAACTCTGCTTTTGCTATCATAAAGCAAACGATAGCTAATGGACAAGACTTAACTAGAGTAGCAAAGCAAGCAACGTCATACTTTGATTCTAAAAGCGAGATAGCTAAGAAAGCTAAGAAGAATGGAAACAAGTCTGACATGGAAGCATTCATGGCTCTGGAGGCTCTCAAGAAGCAAGAAGAAGAGTTACGAGAGTTGATGATATATGCAGGTAGGGCTAATCTGTATGATGATTGGTTACAGTTCCAAGCAGACTGTAAACGTAAACGTAGACAAGAAGAAGTAAATCGTCAACGGAAAGCTATAAAAAATAAAGAGTTAGTAACACAAATAATCACAGGTGTAGTTGTAGTATTAGTGGCTGTGCCGTCAATTATAGGTTTAACCTATACCATTGTACGACTATTTGAATAGGAGGCTGTTGTGCCACAACTAGACGGAATTGCAGAAGAGACTAAACAGGTAGTAGATGTAGCCGCGGCAAGTACAGGAGTTTTAAGTCTTGTTGCATGGCTACCACCTGTTGCATCGTTGCTGACGATTATATGGCTTGGACTGCGTATATACGAAAGTGATACTGTTCAGAAACTATTAGGTAAAAAATAATGTTAAACTTAACTTCATTAATCGCCCCAGTGTCGGGTCTACTAGATAAATTCATAGAGGATAAAGACAAAAAGAATGCCCTTGCCCACGAGATTGCAACGATGGCTACAAAACACGCACAAGAGTTGGCAAAGGCACAGATTGAAGTTAATAAACAAGAAGCGGCACATAAGAGTTTATTTGTCGCAGGTTGGAGACCTGCTGTGGGTTGGGTATGTGTCATGGGTATGGCGAGTAACTTCTTGGTTATCCCAGTGGCAAACTTTGCGCTTGCTATGGCTTCATCTGCGATTGTTGTTCCAATCCTTGATTTAAGCCAGATGATGCCTGTACTTATGGGTATGTTAGGTTTGGGTGCTATGCGTACTATGGAAAAAACTAAAGGCGTACAGAGAGAAAAATAATGGTTATACAAGTTGGTGACTTAAGTCCTTTTGCTAGTCCGTTTGATGCTGACCCTTTCTCCATGACTGAGGAAGAATTAGCAGGTGAGCGTTTACAGCCTGTTGAAAATGGGTTAGTAGAAGAAGGAGACTTAGGTACAGCTTTTGATTTAGCCACCACAGTTACTGACCCAGATACAGGTATTAAGGCGTTTCAAACCACAATTAGAGAGCAAGACTATGGTGAAGCTCCTGTATACACTGATTCTGATATAGCTTTAAACAACTACATGGACTTTTACAATAGAGTCTTATCACAGCAAGAAGCTACTAACAACGTATACAACTACAATCAATATGACCCTAGTGATTTTGCTCGTATGGGTTTTGCAGGGCCAAGGGCTGTTTCAGATAGAGCAGGGGTTGATGTAGTACAGGACTTCTTAAGTGAAAACGAAGTTCCTTTATCTAAAGAGATAAATGGTCAAACTTTTTACTTAAACACTGGTATAGGAACGCCAGAGTCCTATGGTGCTAGAGGTGATGGTGAGTATGTCAACCTTGGTGGCGTAGGTACATACAGCACAGTATTTGTTGAAGACCCTTCTGGTGCGGAAATGGTGTTGACTAACCCCTTAGTAAGCACACTACTTACAGCCGCACTGCCCCCTGTTGTGCGTAATGCAATTACAGTAGCAACAGCTGATGACCCTGTAAGAGCCGCTGTAGGTATGCTAGGCGGTCAGTACATTAATGATGCACTAGTTGAGGCAGGAGTAACTGGAGCAAGTTTAGGGTTATCTCCAGAGCAGTTTGAGTCTGCTGTAAACTCTACTGTAGAAGGAGTAGCAGAAGGTGAAGACCTTGGTGAAGCTGTTGTAAGTAGTTTTGGTAAAGAGGTTGTAAGTAATGTAGATATAGACTTACCAGAATTTAACATAGACTTATCTTCTTTAGGTCTTGACATTGACACACCAGAGGCTATAAAACAACTAGAAGATGTTATTAAAGAAGGTGGTTCTGCTGTAGAAGATATTATAAGAACAGGAGGAGAAGTGTTAGAGCCTGTTGTACAGCCTATAGTAGATGCCGCAAGCGATATAGGTAGACCTATAGAGGATGTGGTTAGAGAAGTAGGGTCAACCGCAGAGGACATCTTAGAGCCGCTTAAAGACCCTTTACTAGATGCTTTAGGTGGTATAGACCCTTCTACGTTAGCAGGTATAAACATGGATGGTACATACAGACCACCTGTTTCTAATATACCTACACAAGTAGAAGAACTGTTCAGTGATGAACTATTTAAATTTGAAACAGAGATTGGCATTTCACCAGAATACTTTGAGTACGAAGAGTTTTATGACAGAGACTTAATGCCAAGACAACAACCAAGGACATATTCATTCTAATGACTTACTTACAACTTGTAAACAGCGTACTACGCAGACTAAGGGAAAACGAAGTAACTACTGTTGACCAGAACTCTTACTCTAAACTTGTAGGTGAGTTGGTTAATGATGCTAAACGTATCGTAGAAGATGCTTGGGATTGGTCAACACTAAGAGACACATTGACTGTAGACACAGTAGCAGATACATTTAGCTATGCACTATCTGGTACTAACTATCGTTCTAAAACTTTAGATGTAATTAACGACACATCAGATGCTTTTATGAAACAGGCTAGTTCCTCTTGGATGAACAAGGCTTACTTAATTGAGACACCCCCAAGTGGTTCTCCCTTTTACTATTCTTGGAACGGAGCAAACGCTAGTGGTGAACTAATTGTAGATGTGTACCCAAAGCCAGATGCAGTATACAGCTTACGTTTTAACTTAGTACAGAGAACAGATGACTTTACATCTGACAGTACTACACTATCTGCTCCCTCTTCTCCTGTTGTGCAGTACGCAACAGCGTTAGCCGCCAGAGAGCGTGGAGAGACAGGCGGTACTAGTGCGGCTGAATTGTTTGCATTAGCAGATGCTACACTAGCTGATGCGATAGCTTTGGATGCCGCAAGATTCCCTTCTGAAACTATTTGGACTTATAATTAATGGCTCAGAAATTACAGAACATTACAATCCAAGCCCCTGCCTTTGCAGGTCTTAACACACAGGATTCACCAGTAGGTCTGGATGCTTCCTTTGCGGCTATAGCTGACAACTGTGTTATTGACCGCTTTGGTCGTGTAGGTGCTAGGAAAGGTTATACAGCGTTGTCAACCAATGGCTCTAGTGTATTAGGTAGTAGCCGTGGTATTGAAACCATATTTGAGTATGTAGATAAGAGTGGTGACAAACGTATTATATCAGCAGGTAACAATAAAATATTCACAGGCACAACTACTTTAACTGATGTTACACCTTCTGGTTATACCCCTACAGCTAACAACTGGAAGGTTGTCAACTTAAACAACCATGTTTATCTCTATCAGATAGGACACGAGCCTTTACTAGCAACAGATGAATCTGGTTCTTTTGTAGTAGAAGCTATGTCAAGCCATTCTCATTCTACTGGTACATCACCACAGGCTAATGAAGTTTTAGCCGCATACGGAAGACTATGGATTGCTGACGTTACAGGTAACAAGCATACTGTGTACTGGTCTGACTTACTAAACGGACACGCGTGGTCTGGTGGTAGTTCTGGTTCATTAGATGTAACTAGTGTGTTTCCTAATGGACACGATGAGATAACGGCTTTAGCGGCTCACAATGGCTTTCTAATCATCTTTTGTAAAAACTGTATACTGGTGTACTCTAATGCTTCTAGTCCTGCTTCTATGACCCTTGTAGACACTGTAGAAGGCGTTGGTTGTATAGCGCGTGACTCAGTACAGAACACAGGTACGGACATACTGTTCTTATCTAAAGATGGTGTACGCTCATTTGGCAGGACTATACAAGAAAAGTCTATGCCTATGCGTGACATTAGTAAGAATGTGCGTAATGACTTGTTAGCTTTTGTTGACCAACAGACTAACCCTATCAAGTCTCTATACAGCCCAGAGGAAGCATTCTACTTACTAACGCTACCCGACAGCAATACAACGTACTGCTTTGATATGCGTACTGCTTTACCCGATGGCTCACAGAGAGCAACAACATGGTCAGACATTACGCCTCTATCATTAGCTAGGCTGACTGATGGTACTATATACATAGGTAAGAGTGATGGAATTAAAACCTATACTGGTCATGTAGATGGTTCTGATTCTTACACTATGAGTTACTTTAGTAATCCAATGGACTTTAACAATCCATCTAACTTGAAGTTTCTAAAAAACTTTAAGCTAACAGTAATTGGAAACTTGTCAGCTACGAGTGTTTTAAACTGGGGTTATGACTATACAACAGACTATACAAAACAATCATTTTCTTCTGGTTTAAGCAATACAACACAAGCAGAATACAATGTAAGTGAATACAATACAACCGCTGAGTACACTACAGGGGTTGACATACAGCTTCCAGAAGTAGCAGGTACAGGAAGCGGTACAGTAGTAACTGTAGGTGTTGAGTCAACTATAAATGGCGCACCTTATTCTATACAAAAACTTGATATACACGCTCTATTAGGGAGATTACTATAATGTCTGATTACACTAAGACAACTAACTTTGCGGCAAAGGATACACTCCCTTCTGGCAATGCGGCTAAGGTTGTGAAGGGAACTGAGATTGACACTGAGTTTAATAACATAGCAACAGCGGTAGGGACTAAGCTAGATACTTCTGGTTACACTGCGGCTGATGTGCTGTCTAAGCTATTGAAAGTAGACGGCACAGGTACAGGTTTGGATGCTGACAAGGTTGACGGATTTAATGTTTCTACTGCATCATCTGGTACTGATGCCAACACTATTTACTTTAGGACTACACCATAATGCCTATTTTTGTAGGGTCTAGTGATATAGACGATATTGTCATAGGTACAACTAAACAAGAGTCTGTTTTTGTAGGTTCTAATAGAGTATGGGTACGACCTGCTTTATATAATTTAACTGTAGGTACTTCTGGTACGTTACCTAATGGTTCTGTTTCTTACGGCTTTAGTACCGCAGGTACTGCTTATGGTAGTCTTGCTTTTGTTTCTAATCATAACGCTT